AACAAGCACATTTAATTATTTTTTTGAAATATATGATCATTTTCTATATTCAACATTGACATTGATTTTTGTCTTAGAATTAAATTTTTCTTTCGATATAGAACGAGTCCCTTCTACTATGATATTTTTCTTTTCAGGTATGGAAATATCAAATTTGATGGCCTCATCTATTGTTTTTCCATTAATATCTAAAAGCTTGAAAGTTACAGAGCCGTTCCATAAAGCGTCAGAGGTGTTGGTAAGAAGTACTTTCCATTTGTATTCAATATCTCCATCATTAAATTCTTCCAGAATTTCTGTGGAAGGACTTTCAATGGTGATCGCTTGATTCATTTTTCCATTTTTAGCTTGCTCCAACTTCCATTTATCTTTTTCTCCGTGCTTTGCCGCCTTTTCATAAAATAGAATAGCTTCGTCGTATTTCTTTTGTTCTAAATAAAAACCTGCGAGCATGTGTTCTGCCAAACCGTAGTTTTGGTTCGCTGATTTTTTCAAAAGAGATAAGGCCTTCTCCTTTGATATGTTAAACTTGAGCGATGGGGAAAAAGGATCATTTTCGCCTTCATCCAACCCAGAAGAATGTAAAGCTAACGAATATTGTGCCTTGGGATGCCCTTTTTTTGCCGCTTGCCAGTAGTATTTCTCAGATTTTGCACCATTCTTTTTGATTCCGATCCCTTTTTCATATGCATATCCAACTAGATAGGAAGATTCCGCACTTCCTATCTCAGACGCCTTTTTCCTATAAGAAAGCGCTCGTGGAATATTTTGTTCCACGCATTCACCTGTTTCGTAAGTGTCGGCGAGTTTTTCCAGGGAATAAAGATCATTTTGTTGGGCAAGTTCCCATGTAGAAACTAGGTCAGCTTTGACTATCTCCGGAGGGGCTTGAGAAAAGCTTATGGACGTGGGGGAGGGTCGAACGCACAACCAAACGATTGTTCCCCCTATAATTCCTCCAATAAGTCCAGTAAGAGTAAGGAGAGCAATGATTTTACCGTTGAACAACATGATAAAATCATGAGAAAGGAGAGAATGAAGTCAAGACAGAATGAATTTAATTCCAGAAAAATTCCTATTCTTTGCGCCAATCCTTCAACGTTTCCACATACACGGCGGAAACGCGGCCGCCGTCCATGGGTTCAATGTCGCCAAAAGCAGGGTTAAGCGGGTGTAGGACGTAGTCCATCTTCCCGGTTTCCGGATTCTTCTTCCTGGCCAGTTTTTTGAGCGTTACACCTCGTTCATCGTAGTATTCCACGATTGTGCCGGGTTTTGGTATGGGGGGGATAGTGTGCTTACGCATAATGACAAGGGCCCCGTCTGGGATGATCGGCTCCATGGATTTTCCTTCTACGCGTAGGACGTACTCATCTTTTCCCAGAGGGCGGTTTGCGGTGATATGGTAAGGAATGGTATCACCTGCCTGCAATCCACCAGCGGCGATATTGCCGATCACGGACAGATTGTACCTTTCGTTGCTGGTTGATATTATAGAGGAGAATGCTTTCACCGGGACAAACTGCTTGCGGGCATCTTCTTTTTCTTTAGCTGTGTTCTGAAGCGTTATATCTGCGAACTCTTTGAGTGCGTTACGGAATGCACTGTTGATAAATTCCATGAAGGTTTGTTGAGTGGCTGTCATGGCTGCGCTCACCACGGCCCATTCTTCATCCGTAAAATCAAGCTCTACCTGGGGAGAAATGGGACAAGCTTTTTCTGCCATGAGGCGCTGGATGATCAGAATAGCCTTTGCAGGAACAGGACGCGCAGAACTCAGCCAATTATCAACCTGTCTTTTAGAAACTCCACATTGTTCTGCGAGCCATTCGCGGGATTTGCGTGAGGTCTTGAGCCATTTTTTTATCTCTTCCTTGGTCGGCGTCATACATTGATATTACAGCATTTTGATGAAATGTCAACGTCCTATTAAAAACATTATTCACCAAATGCGGAAATAATTATTGCATAATGTCAGCATACACTGTAAAAAAATAATCATCAAACGCAACACCATGTACTCAATCATCAAACTCGATAAAATGGAGGACGGCATTAAGAATTGCCTGTTGGCCTATGCCGAACAGGGAGTTCGCCCCAAAGAAGTGATCAAGACCCTTCTTGTCCAAGAAGCCCGACGACTGGGATTTGTCCTGACTCCTTCCAGCAAGCTTCCCCAACCTCGCAAGGGTAAGCATCCTGAAACCAAGAATCCAACGGTTTAATCCAGAGAAAAATGACAAAATAGGAAATATTTTGTTGAATTCTTCTGCTGAAATAGTAAATCAGGATTTGTTAGAACGATAATATCCAAAAAAAGAAAGGTAAATATGATTATCGAATACGACACCGAAGACCGCTGCATCCGCGTGGACGACGTAGCCGTGAGCCACGCGGACGCTGAAAAGCTGATGGCGGAGCACGAAACCGCAGCGGCGGCCCTCGAAAACGCCCTTGTGCAGTACGAACGCGATCACGCCACAACAGACAATCCCGACGGCCATAGAGACTGAACTATGGAAGAGGTCCTTATCGAAGAATTGAAGCGGCTCGGCTGGTACGAGCTTTAAACCCAACCCCGAACAACAATGAGAAAAATGACAAATGAACAATACTGGATGCGCCGAGACCGCGACGCAAAAACAGAATTCCTATACGGCTGCCCGATGGACCTGCCGGAAAATGACCTCAAGCCCCGATCTGGAATCGTCCAGAACCTTGTCTTTTGTGCCCTGGTAACAGGGTTCGGAACAATCGTCTATTTCGCCATTAACTCCTTTTTATAAACAACTATGAAAGAACAACAGTACGAACAGACAATGTCCCTTGCTCAAGTATGCAAGGCCGCCCGTGAGAAAACCGGAGAAAAGCCTATTCACGCCATCAACGCAGCGAAATGGGTAAAAGCCGGAAAGATTCGGACGCACGTCGTTTGCGGGTTGACGCGTCCCCGGTTTCTGCTCTCCGAGTTCCTCGAAGACTACTACAAAAACGTGGCTCCCCGTTCAGTGGCGAAAGCCCGCTAACCCTCCCAGCCCAAGAAGCCCGCGGCATGATCATTTATTTCACCTTAAATCTTAATTGTCAAAAATCATGGAAGGATTGAAGCAATTTATAGTATCCATTGTGGAGCAGACTATTCAGAGTTTGCATGACCGAGGCTTGCTGCTCGTAAATGAAGGCGACGAGGAAAAGGCAGCCCGCATGTTTGGCGGGAAGCTGGAACTCTCTATAAACGACCTGGCGCAGCATCCAGCCTGCGGATGGTCACGCAAGAAGACTATCAAACTTCTACGGGACAAGCACATAGAAGACCTTGGTACGAGTGCCCGCGACTACCGTATTTCTGCCGTGAGCGTGTACCGCTTTCTTACTAAGGAGAAAATCTCTCAGACAGGGGTCGACATGAACAGACCTCCCGCAAAACGGAAGAGGAACCCCTCAAGTACCATTTCCAACTAACCTAACCTAAATAACAACAAACAGAAAAAACACCATGCAAAGAAACGAATGCAAGCCCGGAACAGAAGTCATCATCCGGGGAACGATCAGTGAAGATGACGGAACGGATTTTAACTCTATCAAAATCACTATCCGCCGTGATGACGGCAAAACGGAAGATGGCTTTTTTGACCCTTCTGCTCTTGAGCCCGCCCAGGCGAAATACGACCCGGCGCGGAAATACCGCAAGGGGGATTTGGTGCGAATCACCGGATTTCACGGGAGGCTTTTCGGAAGTGGAGGTAATCGGGAGTTGTCCGCAAATAACGCAATTGGAGGCCAAGTGGCCCTTTGTGGAGACGAGATTGCGGGAGGGGATGTTAGCCTTCCTGATGGCGTTTTACTAAACCGAAACAATTACCTTTCAGTTGCTTGTATCAAACTTGTCAAGCCGATTGAAGAAATTGAAGCGGAACAGCCTTATTACGTTGAGGAAGAGGACGAGTCATTTGGTGTTTGGTTTAAAAAAGACTCTGAAATTGTCTTGAGAATGCACTGCGTGTCTTTCGGAGACGGGCGCGAAGTGACACGAGAAGAGGCCCTAGAGAAAGCCTTGGAGCTTTGCGACGAACTGAACCGCAAGCATCAGGAATCCCTGAATGCCTAAAAAGCAGTTGGCCGGGGTCCGTTGGCCCGGACTCCCGGCCTTGTTACACAGAACCATGCAAAGATTATGAGTAACGCACCTACACATAAACTAGATTTGCCCCAGGCGCCAGTCCCGAAAAAGACACTCTACGAAATTGTGATGTCCGAGGACGTGAAGGTCCACATTGCTCATCTTGTGGAGAACATGATGACGCCGGAGCGCTGCATCAGCATCTTCTGGCACTGCTGCCAGAAAACCCCACTCCTTCAGCAATGCGCCCCTGTAACGCTGATTGCATCCCTGAAAAACCTGCTGATGATGCGTTGTGAGCCTGACGGCATCCACGGCTATCTTGTTCCTTTTTGGAGCAATGATAAGGCAAGCGGCCGGTCTGTATTGACCTGCGTTGCTGTCCCCTCCGCCCGCGGCCTGATGCGTATGGCCCGCTCCAATGGCGTCACCAACCTCAATATTGGAATTGTGAGAGAGGGGGAGCCATTTTCCTGGGGCCTGGAAGAAGGGAAATTTGCAATGAGCCACATCCCGGAATGGGATGACAGCACGGCGCCCATCAGGGGTTTTTATTGCACCTGGACAGACAAGGACCTCTACCTACACGGGGAACGCATGAGCCTGCATGCCGTGGAGGAAATCATGGGCCGCACCAAATCACGGAACAAGAAAGGGGAAATAGTAGGTCCATGGATGACTGACTTCGGGCAGATGGGCCTGAAAACGGTCATCAAGCGCGCCTCTAAGCAATGGGATTTACCCCTATACATCCAGGAGGCCATGAGCAGCGCCGACGATCAGGAATTTGGAAGCGAAATGCGGAATGTAACCCCGTCCAAGGATGAAAACGAGGAAATAGACCCCTTTAACCCGCCCAAACCGGAGGAAAAACGGCCTACGGCATCGGAGGCATTACCGCCTCCAAATGATGATACCGATGATTTTTTTGGAAGTCTGAAGGAGCAGGAACGTGAGTATGTGCCAGCCAATAGAGAGGACTACTAAAGTTATGTTAGACCTTGAAAATATAGTTATTTACGAGGATGTCCCACAACGGAGCGACCTATGGTTTAAATTGCGTTCCGGTCATCTGACCGCCAGCAACTTTGACCGACTGATCACTCCCAAAACCGGGAAGCCGTCAGCCCAGCAGGATGATTTAATCATCGAACTGTGCTGCTCCTGTCTGCGTCCGGATGAAATAACCTTTGAAGGCAATTTTCACACGGATCGCGGGGAAGCCCTGGAACCGGAAGCCCGCGAGCTTTTCGCGACCTTGACCGGCAAAGCGGTAAAAGAAGTTGGATTTATCCGCCGCAAAACGGCCCCTATCGGGTGCAGCCCTGACGGACTTGTTTTTGAAAATCTGGAAGACGGGCTTGATCTTGTGATTGCCGGACTTGAAATCAAGTGCCCGCTCTCCAAACATCATGCCAGGTATCTGCTGGACGGCGTGCTGCCGGACAAATATAAGCCGCAGGTGCACGGCTCCATGGCTGTGACTGGCTTGCGGGCGTGGTATTTCCTTTCCTACTGCCCCGGACTGCGCCCGTTTTTGGTCAAAGTGGAATGGGACGAGTACACCGACCGCATTAAGGCGGCTCTGGACGAATTCGGCCCAAAATACCTTGAGGCATACACCCGCATCATGCCGGCAATCCGTCCGGCCGTAGAAGGGAGGGCGGCATGAGAGCCAGGGCAAGAGCTATCCACCGGCCCGGCGTGATGAACAAGACGGAAGCCGCCTATGGCTTTTACCTGTCTGACCTCCAAAACAAGGGGGAAATACGGGAATTCAAGTTTGAAGCCGTCAAACTGATCTTGGGGAACCGCTGCTCATACACGCCGGATTTCATGGTTGTCCGCCCAGACGGCACCCTTGAATTCCACGAAGTGAAAGGCTTTTGGCGCGACGATGCCAGGGTAAAAATCAAGACGGCCGCCGACAAGTTCCCCTTTGTTTTTATCGCTGCCAAGCAGACAAAAACGGGTTGGGAAATCGAAACAATCCAGGAAGGAGAAAATTGAAATGAATAGATTTAAGAAAACATATAGAGAATGCCTTTGCTTAGTATCATCAGGAGGTTTTGTCGCAGGATGTATTTATCCGATCGTTGGTTGGAATAATGGTCTACATGTTATTACAGAAGATAAAAACGGTGAACCATTGGATTATTTGCTTCATAATGGGGGGGGCGGTGATCCTGTTGAAAACGAATATGGGATAACAGGCGATCTTGCGGCGGTAGATGATAGATTCGACGAAGAACAAGGAAACTTAATATTCCGAACTTTGGTTGACGGTAAAATCGACACATATCCGTGGGAGCTTGAACAGAAGGGAGGGGATGAACAATGAAAACGGAGCTTCAATTTGAAGAAGGGTTGAAATTAACAACCACTTTGCCCCGAAGAGGTCCGCTAGATGTTAATTTTTCCATCAGGCACACTCTGACTTTACCAGAAGATGCCCAAAGGGTAGCCCGATACTTGAGATTTTGCGCGGCTCATTTGGATTCCATAGCCGAAATCATGAAAAGAAAGGAGGGCAATAATGATTAACATCCTCGCATCCGTCAGGCGGCCTTTCTCCGGAAAAATTTTGTCCGGGGAAAAGGGGTGGGAGCTGCGAAAGAATGCGCCGCTCCTCCCCCGCGGAGAGCACGTCACTCTGTGGCTCTACGAGTCCAGGAAAGACGGGGAGCGGGCCATCATCGGCATGTGTCGGTTGTGGTGTATTATCCCGTTGAGGCACATGCCATTCGGGGATGCCTTGGACTTGCTAATCAAAGAAGCCTGCGTGACGGAAGAGCACATCCGCGCCTATCTCCCCTGCTACGCCTGGGGCGTCCAAGACCCCGTGAGACTGCCCGCCGCCGTGCCGCTCTCTGCCATCGGCCTGACCCGGCCGCCGCAGTCCTGGCAGTACCTTACTGACGAGCAGGCGGCGATCTTGGAAAGGAGTATCGCATGAAAATGACTCCTGAACAGGAAGCTTTTTACGAGTACGGGAAAGCCCGTGAGGCTCTTCGGATCTTTAAGACGGACTTTGCATACCGGGAAGAAACTTTAAGAGAATTCTACGAGAACTATGTATGTGAAGCCTGGCAGAAGCGGGCCGCGTGCAGGGCGTGGATGCCTTTAAAGGAGCGAAATTGCAAAAACTGCATGCACCTTTATCGCGACACCAAATCTGGTTCCCCTTGTTTTTGTTGCTCAGGGATTGACGGCGAAATTCCCGATAACTGGGAGCCGAGAAAGGAGGGGGAGTGAAGAAGTACCTCTTTGATCTTCCGCCCCGTGATCCTGCACGGAAACCCTATGCCGCGGGGCTGACCCCGGAAGCGGATGCCTGGGCCAAGGCCAACAAGCACCGCATTGGAACGCATCGGTCCTCGTGGTGCCAGCCGCAGTATTCCGCTTTTGTGGGCAACATCGACATGATTGCGGAGTTATGCACCCTGTATGATGACTATGGGCTTATTGCCTACGCCAACACCAAGGGCGCCGCCGTCCAGCAGCTTTATAATAATCTCCAGGAGCGGAAAGCCACAGTGGAAGATGCCTTGCGTTTCCTGCTGGGCTACCTCCATGACGATGATGTCAAAAAATATGCCGCGGCATTTGGCCTTGAAGAGGTGGCGGACGCCGTGGGCACCAATCCGGGCGGGAATCCGCATAACTCATTGATGCTCGACCCTGCCCAGATGGGCGGCACCGTGGCGGACGGAAAGGAGGGAAGATGAACACGTTTAACACTCCAAAAACCGAGAAAACTACCAACGTGTGGCTCACTCCGCGCTACGTCTTGGACTTGCTGGGGCATTTTGACGTTGACCCCTGCGCCGCTACGGTGCGTCCGTGGGATTGTGCCCGTGTTAACTACACCGTGGAGGATAACGGCCTTCTGATGCCATGGGAGGGGCGCGTATGGCTTAACCCTCCTTATGGGAATGAAGCAGAAGCGTTCATGGAGCGCATGAGTATGCACCAAGGCGGAGGGCTGGCACTCATTTTCATGCGCTCTGATACACGCTGGTTCCAGCGATGCGTGCTGCACCGTGCCCGGTATCTGTTCTTGTGGCGGGGCCGCATCCGCTTTTGTCGCCCGGATGGCGAGACTCCCGGAAACCAGCCCAACGCGCCGAGTTGCCTTGTGGCGTGGGACAGCCAAGAAGCACCCCTGCTGTACACGCTGCAAAATCAGGGACTCGGAAAAGTCGCCGTCTTATGAACTACAACCCCCAACTGACGCTTTTTTGATTATGGCCGGAGACTGGATAAAGGTTGAACACACAACACCCGACAAGCCCGAAGTGGTGAAGTTGGCCGACATGCTTGGCATTGATCAAGATGCCGTGGTCGGCAAGCTTCTTCGCCTCTGGATTTGGGCGGATCAACAATCCGTCTCTGGTAACGCTATCACCGTTACAAATTCGTTTCTCGACCGTCTCGTATTCTGCCCCGGTTTCGCCGCTGGGCTTGTCAAAGTCGGCTGGTTGAATGGACGCAATGGCCTCCTTTCAATCCCCAATTTTGACCGCCATAATGGCCAAACCGCTAAGAATAGGGCCAATACGAACCGCCGAGTTGCGAATCACCGAAAAGGACGTAACGATGAAACCGTTACAGATGTAACGCCCGAACCGTTACAAAAACCGTTACCAGAGAAGAGAAGAGAAGATAATACTACTACACCAACTACAACCGGGCGCGAAGTCTGCCAATTTCCGCAGGACGTGTCCGAAATTGACCGCTTCATGGCCGCTCAAGTGCTGCACCCGCTCGGAGACGAGCTTACCCGGTGCGCCGAACGGTTTTTCAACGAGCAAGCCGCCGTTGGCTGGAAAAACAAGCACGGCATCCCCCTGGCGGACTGGCGGCCCCTGGCCCGCCAATACGCCGCCACCTGGGCCCGCAACAACTCGGCCGAAGCTGGCTTAAAGCCCGCCAATGCCGCGGGAACCGCATCAAAATCAACACCTAAACCATCACGAAGAGATGAATTCTGGACAGACTGACGACCCCATTGACGCCCGGCACGCCCTCAAAGGTGCCGACATTGAAAGCCTCTTGGCATCCATGACAGCGCTTGCCACGGATGACGGAAGAAGCATTGAAGAACTGGAAGCGGAAGCGCTTGCCGCCGAGAAACAGTGGGAGGAAGAACGCAAGGCAACCTATGAACGGCTGGACCTGGTTGACCGCGGATTTCCTCGCCGGGCGATTGATTGCCTCGACGAAGTGACCGGAGAACCATGGAAGAAGGCCCTCCGTGATGCCTATCGCCTTGTTTTGACTCCTGGAAGCATCATTGTACTAAATGGACGCTACGGCACCGGGAAAACGGTTTTAAGCACGTTTCTTGCCCGCGTCATGTACCGGCGCAAAAAGCGCGTCCTCTACTCCAAGGCGTATGACTACACGATGGCCCTGCGGGAGACGTTCAACGGCGGCGGCTCTGAATCGTCCGTCATGGCTCGCTACAAGGCGCCGTATCTGCTGGTCCTGGACGAGTATCACGAGGTAAAGGACACGGACTTTACAGGCCCGGCGCTGGAACGGCTCATTGACTACCGGCACCAGAACGGCAAGCCGACCATCATCATTGCCAACTACAGCCCCGCCGTCCTGGAGGATCGCCTCGGCCCGGCCATTGTTTCCCGCATCCATCTATGCGGCACCATCATCACGTGTGATTGGCAATCGTACAGAGAGATCAACTACAACCTCCAGGAATAGCCCTGGAATCTCGTATACCCCCTGGAATCTCGTATAGGGCTATTCATCGGGAAGTCCATGTCGCATAATCATCTCCATAAGCAAAAGCATGGAAGCGGTGGTGTCTGATTTTCCACCGAGCCATTTCCAAACAAGGATATCCGAGACGCGAAGAATCTGGGATGCCTTTTTGACGGCGGATGTTTTGTTAACGAGATGATAGCGGGATTGAACCCATCCAATGAATGCTTGTGCAGAGGTGTCGAGAGTTTTTTTCAGATTGTCATTGGGCCCTTTACTGCCCATGAGACTTTCCATGCGCTCTACTGTTGAGCTTTTCAGCATACTGTTTTCCCTGATCCATCTGGCAACCGTAGCGGGAGAGACTCCGAGCAAATCCGATGCTTGATTGTATATGTCTCTTGGGCGAGTCTTTTCGTATTTTTGGGCTACCCATTGCAAAAAGTTTTCCAATATGCTTTTCCGTGATGGTTGATTTGTGGGGAGGCCGAGAAGAATTTCCTCTGCCCGATCAATGATTTCTTGAGAAGGAGTGGATAAGCCCTTTGCCCAGTAATAGACGGTATTAAAATTTTCTTCCAAGAGCGAAGCGCTTATTCTAGCGGCCTCCTTCATGGATTTGCACCCATGAGCGTTTTTTACCGTTTCAAAAAAGGCCATGATGGAATCATGCCTCCTGCATCTTTCCTTACTGCTTTTTTTCTTATATTCCTCATATCGTTCAGATTTTACAGGGATATACGTGGAAGTCACATATTCGGCAGAGCCGGAGTAGACGTAATGGGCAGGGGGAGGATTTTTCACGATGCGAGCCATGGCCTGAACAACATTTTCGCTAATCGTGTGTTTTTTCATCCGGGCCTTGATCGTATGCTCCGAAACTCCGAGGAAGTCGGCAGCTTTTATCATGGCAGCTTTTAAGGTTTTTGTCCCGTAGGTGATTTTAATCCACTCCACAAATTCTTTCGTAGTCATAGCGGGGAAGGAGGGGCGACGAAAACCGCCCCTAGAGGTTATTTAGCGAGCTTCAACGCGGGAAGCGTCCTGCGTCCAGTTGAGGTTTTCTCCATCAATTTCTTCGCCCGTCATTTGTTCAAAGGTCATGAAGATTTTAACCTTGTTCCCTTCTGCATCATAGCCGGGAGCAGACCATTCTTCCATGTAGCTGCCGTCCTCGTATTTGTCCGCGTAGGAGCCAGGGAAAACCCTGTTGGTGTATTCCATTTGGCGCGTTGCATAGTAAGTCTTGCCTTCAAACTCGTAGCTGCCGAATTCACGTTCAAGAGCAGTCAGGTTGATTTCTTCTCCGTCTTCCGTGGTGATGATTTTGTTATCGTTCATTGTCTTGTTCTTTCTAGTTTTGTTGTTTGGATTATGTCTTCGTTCGGTCCCTTACCTCCCGTCAACAAAATTAAGTTACTATAAAATTTATAGTAACGCAAGAGAAAAAATGAAAAAAGTTATCATTCCGTTTTTGCTTGCGGCCTGGCGCAGAATATGAGAGAAGGGATTCGTTCTTTCTAGGAACACGTCAGCCCTCCGGGGCTGTGGATTAAAACGATCACAAGATCAGCACGAGCGGAAACGCTCATTCCCTTAAAAAGGGCGGTTCTTCGGGGCTGCCCTTTTTTATTCCTTCGGGACGGCAGGGGCGGCAAGTACCCGCCATCCGGCGCCGCTGCCATGTCCACTTTTGCGGAAGCGTTGTGCAGCACAAACCAGGAGCTTATAGACCTTTTTCCCCTTTTCTTCGCCGTACCGGTCTATCATGTAGAGTTTGAGATTCCGAGCCGTGACTTTCTCTCCATCCGGGGATTCCAGCAGCCATATCTTTGCATGGCAATTTGTCTCAAATTTCCCTGTTCTGGGGTGCTTCCTGGGGCCGGGAACTCCCCGATGCTTGCAAGCCTCCTGAAAGGCTTCTGACGTGATTTTCCGCCCCTTCTGGGCTGCATTCGCGCAAGGATAAGAGCAATGTTTCCGCCGAAAGAGTTTTTTAGCGCGGAATTCCTTTCCGCACACGGGGCAGGTGATAGTTTCCCAGGCGGCGTCATAGTGTGCCTTGAGGCAAGCGCGGGAGCAGTATACGCTTTCCCGCGCTCCGTAGCGCGGCGGAACATCCTTGCCGCATATAGGACACTTTTTCACAAAATCTGTATATGTGAGAGGGTCAGATTTGTCAATGGGCCCAGAAAGGAATGAACAAACAGAGTGCTTGATTTGCTAGCTACTTGTCCTCTAGAGTAGACCCGCAGGAAAAAGAAGCAATCACCTACCGCCAACAAGAAAATAGGACGGCCCAGCCTCTATACGGAGGCATTAGCCGACGAGATAGCCTCCCGTTTAGCCAACGGGGAAACGATGAAGTCCATTTGCTCGGACGATCACATGCCGGAGGTTTTAACTGTCTGGAGATGGAGGCACGAACGGGAAGAGTTTTGTAAACTCATTCAACGCGCGCGGGAAGCGCAGTCAGAAGCCATGCTCGACGAGTGTCAGTCTTTGTCAGATGCCGCTGCCCAGGTTGCCCTCGACCCCGAATGCGGATCCGCCTCCGTCGCTGCCAAGAAGCTCGCCATTGAAACGCGGCTGAAAGTGGCCGCCCGCTTCGCCCCGGAGAAATTCGGCGACCGAGTCCGGCAGGATGTAGCGGGCGTTCCTGGGGCGCCCTTGGAACGCAAGATCACCCTGGACCCCGAGCAGCTGGCCCAGCTCCAGGAAGACGAGAAAACCGCGCTGGAAACCATCGCCGGCAAACTCAATCCGTAGTACATCAGGCCATATCTCCCCGTCAGCTTCTTCCTTCGCCACATCCTCCGCCTGGATCCCTATCCCTGGCAGGTGGAGGCCATCAAGGCGCTATCCCTCGGCAAGATTGCCCTGGGCGGGAAAAGCGTGGCTCTAGTGGCTCCCAACGGATCGGGTAAGACCAGCAACTGCATTGCGCCGGCTATCCTGTACTTTCTCACCTGTTTTCCGCGGGGACAGGTCCCCGTCACATCCTCGTCCTGGATACAGGTGGAAAAGCAGCTTTTTCCGGCGCTGCGCCGCTATATGGACAATCCCTTTTTTGCGGGCTGGACCTTCAACAAGACGGAAATCCGCACGCCCGAAGGCGGCTTTGCCGTGGGGTTCTCCACCGACAATGCCGGACGCGCGGAAGGATGGCACCCGAAAATCTCGCCCGACGTGGACCCGGTTTTTTACGTCCTCGACGAAGCCAAGACCATCCCGGACCCCATCTTCACCGCGGTTTCCCGATGCACACTCTTCCACGCATTCATCACCTCGTCGCCGGGTGCAGATTCCGGTACCTTCTACGATTGCTTCCACAAAAATTCATCCCTCTATTACAAAATCCGCGTCAAGTACGAGGACTGCCCCCATATTGAGATCAACGACCCAGGCAAGGCAGAACGCATCAAAAAAGAGTACGGAGAGCAATCCTCTTTCTACCGCTCCGCCATCCTCGGAGAATTCACGGACCTAGACGGACAGTCCGTCATTTCCCGCCGCTCCCTTATGGAGCTGTTCAATAACCCGCCTCCCTTTTTGGACACCGGGGAGACCTGCGGCGGCTTTGACTTCGCCGCCGGCGGAGACGAAAACGTCTTTGCTGCCGGGCACGGCAACCGATTCTTCATTGCTGATCACTGGGCAGACCCGGACACCGTCGGAGCGCGGGGACGGTTCCGCCGAAAGGCCGTCGAGCTCGGTATTCCAGCCGACCGCATCTTCGCGGATGGCGACGGGTTAGGGCTTCCCATCATTGACGACTTCCGAGCCGAAGGATTCCCGGTGCACTCCTACCGGGGCGGATTTCCTTCCGACGATACGCAGGCCTTTGTCAACCTCCGCGCCCAGGCATGGAGAGCATTGGCACGTGCGATCGAGGAAAAAGAGCTCATCCTCGACATTGATGAGGACACCATTGAGCAGCTTGTCGCGCCGCGCGTCCAGACGGACGCGATTGGCCGCGTCAAAATCGAGAGTAAGGAGGACATGGCGAAGCGCGGCGTCCGCTCTCCCGACCGTGCCGACGCGCTCGTCATGGCCTGGCACGCGCGCCGGCACAGCGGGCTTGTCCGGGAGCTTGGAGCGTGGTATGCCAGACATCCGGCACAAAAACGCGCTATCGGCAGATATTAGGGTTGACAATACATCAACATATCTATATGTGTTGATATATATTCAATCGCAGGGTGGTGAAACGGTATCATATGAGGTTCCTGTCCTCATGTCGGAGGTCCAACTCCTCCCCCTGCAACCAACCTTTTCCTTTCCTCCCGCCGCAGGTTTAACGCCGTCCGAAATATCCTCAACGCCCCGAAGCTGGTCGCCCAACAGGAGACCAGAATCAAGGAACTGGAAACAGACCTCGCCCGGCAAGCCTTGACGGACCGGAGCCGCACTCCTGGCCGCCCTCAATGGTTTGAATACTGGGACCCTCTTCAGGGCGCCGGCTTGCAAACACTTATCGATGCACGCAACGAAGCCAGACGCGGCGCCTTTGCGCGGCAAATGCTCATCTGGGACGAGGTTATCTACTCGGACGGACTTCTGGGCATGCTCTACTCCCGGTTAATCGAAAGCGTTTCCATGCAGGGCTGGAAGATTGACGCCGCGGACGACAGCCCGGAAGCCCAGCAGCAGAAAAACGCCCTGGAAGAATTCTACAACTCCGTCAACGGACTTCAGCAGTCCTTCGGGCATCTGGCCTCCGCTCTGTTCTACGGCTACGCCCACCTCCAATATATTGAGGACGCCTGGGGCCGGAGGTTTGAATTCATTCCCCAGCGTTACTGGGTGCGGCCCGGAGAACTGAACGAATGGCAGTTCAACCCCCAGTGCTACATTGGCGTTGACACAGGCGAAAGCGTAGAAGACGAAACACTCGTCGTGATGGAGCACCGTTACCCCATCCTGTTCCCTGCTTCCCGCGCATCCTTTGAGCGCAACCACGCCAAGATGGTCTGGGACAACCACATGGACCGCTACGGCTCCGCCCCGGCCATCATTGAAGCTCCTAGGGAAGCAAGCGCCGCCGTTATGGATGCCCTGCAACGTGCGTGCGAAGAGCTTAAATCGGGAGCGTCAATTGTTACACCTCCCGGATCAAGGGCGGAACCCCTCAAAGCGTCCTCCATCAACGAAAACTACTTCCTCTCTCGCATCAACATGGCCGACAAGGATCAGGTGCGGTTTGTGATGGCAGGAACCTTGACTGTTCTGAATGAATCGGGTTCCGGCACGCTGGCCGGGTCTGCCCATACGGACAGCTGGAACTCGGTGGTCTCCGCCGTGTGCTCCAAGGTGGCGGAAGCTTTTAACGCCTCCATCAGCCCGCTGGTGCTGGGAGACGGCGAACCGCTGGCCCGCCTCCAAATCACCTTTGACACCGTTCAGACGCCGCTGCAGAAGGCCGAGGAAATTGCCGCTCTTATGGATGGAGGCGTCCGTCCCGAGAAAAACGAAATCGAGAAAAAGATCGGCATGTCCATCGGAGACACAAGGAAAACCGCTCCCGCAGCGGCTGCCGTCAACCGGGAACCGGAAGGCGCGCGCATCCCGCCCGACGCCTACGAACAGCTGCAGCAGCTCATTTATACCGGGCTCATGAAAGGATTTAGCGATGATCAGTACCAAACAAATCAATGACCTGTCCAATCCCGCCAACGGCTGGTTCCACGTCGAGAAAAGCGGAGATCATGAGGTCGACTACGGCGAGGGGCCTGCGGTGCTCCGCATAGACGAGCAGGCAATCAAGTCCATGGTGGACGAATTCAACTCCCGCACCTTTGACGGGCCCGGCATGCTCATTGACGGCGACCACTTGAGCCATGACCTTTCACGCGACACTCGTGCTCTCGGATGGCTCAAGCGGCTAGACACCTACCGCGATCCTTCCGGCGCGTTGGAGCTGTACGGCTTCATTGAATGGACGCCGCGCGGGCAACAAATGTTGGCCGACAAAGAATATACGCAATCCTCCACTGAGTATGGAGAGGGCATGACCTTTAACGACGGCATTTACCACCCGTCACGGCTGGCCGGCTTCGCCCTGACCAACCGGCCCCGCATCAAGGGCAAGCGTCCTCTGGTCAACCGACAGACTTCCCCCGCCTCCACAGAGGCCGGGGGCGAACAACAAAGCCCCGAACAGGGGGAAAACAACCCAGAAACCAATATGGAAAACGACGATAGAGAATATCCGTCCAAGGAAATGGACAAGGCCCAGCGGGCCCTGTTCGATTCCATGCTTGACAAGCTGGATGTCGAATTTGACGGCACCGACGACATGAGCAGGGACATCCTCGGACGCCTCGATGAACTGCTCTCGCTGGAAAAGCGGGAGAAAGACCACGTGAACGCCGAAGTGGACGCCGCCGTCAGCACGTATGAAAACGAGCTGGACGAGGAAGAACGCAAGGAATTCACGGAAGAACGCCGGGAAGAGCTGAAAAACTCTCTCCGGGAAAGTCCGGCCGCACTGGGCGCCTTTGTCAAGGCTCTCAATCGGTCCGCGAAGTCAAAGCCGCCCCATGACGTTGTTGACGAAAGCCTCCGAAATCCAACTGGGAGAACGTCCTTGAACCGCCGCGCCACCCAGGCGCCGCCCAATCCGTTCCGCAAAAAGGAATCCATCGACGAATTACGGAACCGCGTGGACGAATTGATGAAGGGCGGCATGAAGCGGTACGATGCCTTCCAGAAAGCCACCGAAGAAGGCTACATTGCAACCTCCGAACGATAACCCCAACCTGATACAAACCAATGCCATCACTCAATGTAACCCAGAAAAGCGCCATCGTCTATTTCAACACCCCGGAGGGTGTTGACCTGTGCGGACAGGAAGGAACCGTCGTAGCGCTGACCGCCAACCCGGACATCCCCGAGTTTATCGGGACGCCGTTGTCCGCCATCCCTACGCAGACGCAACTGCTCGGCGTAGTCCTGCAAGGGCAGCCCAACCAGGGAACCTGCGTCGCCGCCCTCGTCGGCATGTATGCCGGCCTGATCAAGGCGGCTCTTTCCGACACGCCAGGCACGATCAACGCCGGAACGCCCCTCACCATCACGGCCAACGGAGCATGGAAGGCCGCCGCCAGCGGTGAAACCGTCTATGCCCGCGTGATTCACGCCCAGTGGGAACAGGGCATGGTGGAAATCGGCTTCGTCCCCTCCTACCAGGTCGCGGCTGCGTAACATCAACCCCAACCAATAGAAAGACCAAAAAACAAGGGCTACTCCATTTTGCTCAGCCGTCCAGTTCACCGATATCCTGACCGCCTACTCAGCCGGCTCCGGGAATACCGAAGAGAACTCCATTATCAGCCGCATCGCGCCGATCGTCCCGGTCTACGACCTTAACTTCCAGTACAAGGTATGGGACACGGATTCGGCATTCACGGTCCAGCCAATCCAGGTGGGACCGGGCGAGCCTCCCCGCCAGACCGTCCTGCGCGGCAGGAACGAAACCGACACCCTTCAGGGTTACGGCTTGACCTTGCCGATTCCGGATGCCTTGCTGGGCGTCAACCGTGAAAAGGCGCAGGCTATCACCCTGGCGGAATACAAGCTTATCGAATCACAGTTTGTGACCTCGTATGAGTATGAACGCGCCAAGCTCATCACCAGCCAGCTGCCTGCCGCAGCCGGGTACGGGGACTGGGCCAACGAACAGAAGAACCCGCTGGCGGACCTCGACAAGGCAATCCTGTCCATCAATGCGGCTACCGGACGCATGCCGAATACCATCGTCTTTGGCATCAACGCCTGGCAGCTCCTGCGAGCCAACCCCATTGCCAGACAGGTGGTGTCATTCAACAGCGTCGGCCTCTTCAATGAAGACCTGCTCCGCAATGCGCTGATTCGGCCCATCAGGGATATTTACATCGCAGCCATGCCCTACCGCGACGCTTCCGGCGACGCCAAGACCATCATGGAGAACGAAGTCTATGTCCTGTACAAAGAAGAATCCCCGACGCAGTTCGACGCCTCTGCCATCAAGACGTTTGGCTTGTCCGGCAAGCTCCGCCGCGAAGTCATCACGGAATACAAGCCGACTCCCGCTCTGACGCTGGTAACCAACCGTGTCTACTCGCTGACCAAGCTGACCAACCCGTCCGCCATCGTCCGCATCGACGCGACGGCCACGGCTTAACCCACGCCAACCCGCCTCCATCATGTCCGCCTTTCCCGCCTGGTCCACCATCACTACGGATGAAGCCGACCGACTCCTCGGCCTCAACACTGCGGAGCGCGACGCCCTGGTGAAAGCCGGGGAGTTGCGCAGCCTGGACTACCGGGACGTCATGATGGAGGCGGTCAACGATGTCTGCATGACCATCCGCGGGGCGCTGGCCAACAACCTCGCCCTGCGGCAATCGCTGCAGAACAGCGGGATGTACGACATCCCGCAGAGCATGCGCTCCCTGGCGTGGCCGCTGATCATCCGGCAGCTCTACCTGCGCTACCAGATCAACCTGACCGAAACGCGCCAGAAGGCAGCCGAATCGGCTGATGAGATGCTGGCCCGCTATGCACGCGGGGAAATGCTGCCGGAAAGCGTGGACGGCTCCGCACCCGCGGACCCCGCCTACATGATGCCGCGCTACACGCGCCGCCCCTGGTTCAACCCCATGCGAAGCACCTACCGATGATGACCGCCGCCCAGATGGAGATGATCGCCAACGACTACGCCGAACGCGCCTTTTTCGTGTCCGGCGTGGAGCCCGGCGTTATCCTGTCCGACTTTGAGGACAAGGCCGACAAGGTCGCTGCCGGCGCCTTGAGCTACGAAGAAGCGCAGCAGGCCATCCGTGAAACCCTGCGCCAGCAAGGCTATCGTCCTCCGGAGACAGGGCAGGGCGGCATTCAGGATTTGTCCTCCTGGCTCCGCATCCAGGTCGTCATGGAAACCAACGCGGCCATGGCCCACGGGTATCGGAACTGGTACAACTGGACACAGGACGACAGCACGGCCGCCTTCAAATTTTACCGCTCCCAGGGCCGGGAGGATCCCCGCTACTGGGCCGAACGCTGGAACCGGGCCAGAGCCGGATTGGAAGAAGAAGCCACGGAAGCGGTATCATCCGGCTTCATCCGCGGCGAGATCGTCGGCTATGCGCTGGCGTCCTCCGATATTTGGGTGCGTCTCTCGCGGTTCGGCACGCCTTACCCGCCCTTTGACTACCTGTCCGGCATGAACATCGCCCCCGTGGGCGCCGAAGAAGCCCGCGCGGCCGGGCTAGACGTGTCGCGCGTCCGTCCTGCTCCTGCCAGCTTCAACGCCACATTGGAAAGCAACGCCAAAGGCGTGACGGAATCCAACAGGAACAGGATCCGCCGCATCCTAAAAGACGCCGTGCGTGTCAAAACCGAGAACGACCGCAATACCACCTTTGCCTACACCGACCCGAACGGGACGCGCCCTTACACGGACGCGGAACTGGCGGAAGTCCTGTCCGGGGATTTCCCAGAAGAGATCCCCCTGCGTCAGGCCCAGGCGTTCCGTCTGGCGGCAGCCGGGGGAGCCGTGGCCGGAACGCTGGCATCACTTTACCTCGACCGCCTGCTGGACCGTCTGGCTTCCGAGCCGGAAGGGCATTTGTGCGCCCGCCTGTGCAGGGCGGCCGCCGCGTCCTCCCGCCAGTATATCCCCGTTTCCCCAAAGGAAGAGGGGGAATTCACCTATCCCATTACCTCCGGGCACGTCAGGAAAGTGGAAGACGTCGCCGGAGCCCTCAATGTGGAACTGTCAACCCCTTACGTTTTACCCGTCAAATGGCTGTAACCGTCCACATCGACCAATCCGCGATTAACCGCGCGTTTGCCGACATGGCGCCGTCCGCCGCCCTGCACAAGACCGCCATCCGCAAGGCGGGCGTTGCCCTCAGTCTGATGATTCAGCAGACCTTGCGCCAGCAGGGCAAGGACTACTACGACGCCGCGGCGGACGCCACCAGCATGGAAGAAACCGCCGAAGGCGTCAGCGTCTCCATTGCCTGGCGCGGCATCGGCCTGCACTGGATAGGCACGCAGGGCTACCTGGGCGGCCCGCTGCGGCCCACCGGACGCACTTCGGAAGTCACCGGCAAGCCGATTCAGAACCTCGCCATCCCCACCATCAACGCGCCACGAGGGCATGGAGGGACCCGAAGCATTTACAGCGCAGGCTTCCGTAAAGAGGACTTGCAATTCATCCCCTCCAAAAATGGAGGACGGAATGGAAATGTAACCGGTGTCCTGATTCTCAAGACGGCCCAGTCCTCCACCGGGAAGAAAGCGGCCCGCAAGCTTTTCCGGCAGGGAGCCAGAACCGGCGACGTGCTCTACGTGCTGTGCCGTGAAGTCACGATCCCGCCAACGCCGGGCATTCTCCCGACGATGGACCGGATGGCGCAGCGCGCCGCGGAAACTTACCTCGCCAACATCGGAAATGCATCATGATCCCATCCATCGACCAAACCATGTGCCGGCGCATCATTGAACGCCTCAAGAGCCTGGGAGCGCTGAACTGCCACATCTTTGAACGGCCCTTCGACCCCCAGTACGCCGCCAATGACATCATCATGTCGGCCATGGGAAACAACGGCGTTGTTCTGGTGTGTCCCGGAGAAGCTGCCGAATACCAGGACGGGCACGGCCAGACCGCCGTCCCGACCATGTGGCGGCAGTATTTCATCATCGCCGCCATTTATCACAACGCATCCCTGTTCCCGAAAGAATGCCTGACGCCGGATTACTATCTGCGCGCCCTGGGCGACCTGATTGAGGAAACCCTTTGGGACTGGAACCCTTTTCCCTTTGCCGCTTCCGCCTCCATGAAAGGAAAGGTCAAGGGCCGCTTCGCTTCCTCCGCCCGCATTGACGGAGAGGAACGCCAAATGAACGTTTTGACCGTGGATTACCGTGTCCCGGTCAACATCAACATAAGAAACCATCCGAAATTCGATGAACACACCCACAACTGACAAGAAGGCCGTGCGGAAGAGCGTCCCTAAGCCGGTCGATCCCCGCGAAACCGCCGACAAAACGTCGGCAACGCCGAACGAAAAGAAGAAAACCACTGACAAGAAGGCCGTGCGGGTCATTCGCACCCGCGCCGAACTGGACGGAGGGCTGATTCTCAGCCTCTCCATGAAAACCGACACCCCGGAACTTCCCGCGCCCGTCGCGGAAGCTCTGGCAACCCTCAACCTTGTTGACATCAAATGAGCAAAGCAACTACATCCAACACCGAACCGGAGAAGAAGACGGAGCAGGCCGCCGTCATCGACACGAATATCCTCATCCTCGCCAAAGAAGTGAGGATAGGGCGCTCAACCTTCTTGAAAGGGGCGCGCATCCGTGCTACAAAAGAACTCGCCGATAAACTGGAAGCCGACGGCAAGGCATCCATCATTTACTAATCATTTCCAGCATCAGGGCTACTACATACAATCCCACCTTTTCTAACCGCAACGTCACGCCGCAGATTACCGGCGTTCTGGCGATTTTCCTCCCCGACGGCATCAAGGTGACCGAAGACGGGGGAGTTTCCTACGTCACCGGGCCGGACCAGTTTCCGACGCCTCCCACGGCTCCGCCCGCCGATCCGACAGCCGGGCCTGAACAGCCCTGGGTGAGTTTCGGGCTTTTGGGGGCTTTCCAATCCGTCGCCACACAGGTCGAAGGGGAAGTAACGCGCTTTTACGGCGGCAATCTCGGCTACCGTCAGCAGCGCAAGAACACCACGACCGGCAAGCGGTTGACGTTCACCACACCGGACATGTCACCCGAATATTTCCAGCTGGCGTTCGCGCTGGGAACTGCTCCCGCCAACGGCGAGGAATCGACCACCGTCGGACACGGAGGCGACAACAAGATCGAAGGATATCTTCATTTCTGGTACCAGAACGATGTAGGAACCATCTATCTTGTTGGAACCGCGCATGGCGCTTTGCGCCTGCTGCAGGACCCCGAGCACACCACGGCGATTGCTTCACCCCAGTTCGAATTTGAAATGGATTACCGCGGCCAGTACAAGTTCACGCCCTCCAATGTGCAGGACGTGACGCCGGCCCCGGGCTCCTGACGTGTTTCACAAGGGGGCGCCGCGCGCCCCCGCATCCTCCTTTTTTTTCAGGCAACAGGCAGGAAAATATGACATCCGGACAGTCACGGGGCTCAACCAGTCACTGGTCGTGCGCGTGGTGGATTTCCAGGGGGATCCCGTCGATATGGGCGGCGTCACCCTGCGCGGAGCCGTTCGCCTCAAGACGGGTATCGCCGAGTTCGGCTTTTCCCGTGACGACGAGGGCAACGGCGTGATTTCGTGGGCCTCGGTGCCCGCGGGCATGTGGTCCTACGATGTCTTCATGGATGACGGAAACGAGGAAAGCCCGCTTCTCTACGGATGCTTTGTTTCTTCGGGCCGGGTGACGCCGGACTTGCCGGACGAGCAGCAGGCGGTAGCGGGTGCGGTCGTCGTGCAGCTGCCGGAAGGAAGCGGATGCGTGCAGGTGGTGCTTGATAATGCGTCAAGCGCCGCCTGGTACGCGGAGCAGGCCAAGAAGTACGCCGAGAATTTCAATCTTTCGGTGGACCGGGTCACTACCGGCGAACCTGGCACTCCTGCCGCAGCGGAAGCCGTGAAAGGCACGGAAGCGGGTTCTTATCTGTTGTCGTTTACCATCCCCCAAGGAGACGCCGGCCCCGAAGGCTCTCAGGGTCCCAGGGGTGACGCAGGGCCTCAAGGCTCTCAGGGTCCCAGGGGTGACGCAGGGCCTCAAGGCCCTCAGGGAACTACCGGAGAGCAGGGACCAAAAGGCGACATTGGAGAAACCGGACCGCAGGGTCCTGCCGGCCCGCAAGGACCCGAGGGGCCGGAGGGTCCCCAAGGGCCCCGTGGAGAGAAAGGAGATACCGGGGATGTTAATCCGGACGGTTCTTATAACTGGACGCAGCCGCAGACCTACGACGCCACGATCACCGCAATCGAAGGAGTCCGTGTGCCGCTGCCCGCCACAGGGCAAAATGCCATTTCCTATGAGGGAATGATAACCCTGACGGCTGCCGGCCAATGGAGCCGCACCAACTATTTTCTGGAATCCGTCATTCCGTCATGGGTGACTGCCTTGGTGGAAGCCCAGTCGTTGAGCACAAGCTACGCAATTGCTACCGCTAACGCCTCTCTAAAAAAGGGAGTATTTAATAACGACTTGTGCGATATGGTATTAACCATGACGGCGGCAGGGGGTGTTTCTGTTATCGGCAAATCCACGGGATCATGGAAATTTGCCAATTACATGGGCAACAATAGAAATAACGAATATGCTGCCGCTTGCGTCTGGCGGATACTTGGCTCCGACAAGGTGTCGGTTCTCTTGGGCAGCACTGCCCAGGGGTACGCTACGACTACCGATCCGCTGGCGTCCTGCTATTCACATCCTGTGCACTGGGTGGATTATGCCTGGGATAATGCAAATTACAGGTATCCGCAAAACAATACAGTCAATGGAGCGAGAGGGGGCGACAATGTGCCGGCGTATCAGATCACTACCTACCCTATGGGGTATCTGGGGAGCAATAAGTCGGCCTTGATAAGGGGAACGTTTTACGGACCCCTCAAGGTAGATTCCCATTATGTTTGGGCATTGGCTCCGGCTTTTACCTACGTCTCCGCGGCCATGACGCCACCCAACCCCGATGACCAGGAGATTTACAATCGCTGGGCTTTGTTTGTGGACAAGCAATATGTAATGGATATGGCTTCCTCCTTTTGGGGTGCCGGCAACACAGCATGCCTTACAACCAAATTCAAGGCGCACGAAGTCAGCGGGACTTATCAGGCGGGCCTCCGTATGGGAGGGATAAGGATAGACAATGCACCCTCACTGGGCATAACCAACTCCTGGGTCCTCATGAAGGACACGGTAATGGAGGGTGTGACGCCTAAACCAGTTCCAGAAGTAACGGCTTCTGCGCAGGAAGTTCCGGCCTCTGGCGGCGAGGTGACATTGACGGTGTCTTCCACCCTCTCCGAAGCTATCTATGTGCTGAACGATACCATGTGCGGACATGACCCCGCCGCTGTGTGGTGCACGCAATCCTCTGAAGAAATAGGGTCCGGCGGCGGCCAGGTTGTCCTGACGCTGGCGGCCAACACGACTGGACAACCGCGGCAGGTGTGGGCGTTTGTTGGCCACCATTACGCCGAGGCCGCCGTTGTAGAAATCAACCAATTAGCGCAATAACACCATGCAAGAGATACATTTACAGTTCCCTAAGCCCGGACAGTGGAACGAATTTGTTATGACCGCCAGATTTCCAGACAATAACGGCTTTGTACTCTCCCTCTGCTATACACAAGCGGATATACCCGCCGACCAAGCCCCGGCCTTGAAAGCAGCGGTGGCCGCGATCGCCGGCATGGACGAGGACTGGCAAGCGGTGCAGGTTTGGGTGCGGTGCAACTGGGTATTCCAGGCGCCGACTGGAGATGCAGACAATTACCAGTCCACAGAGGCGGTGATCCTTACGGTTGAGGCCGTCAATGCGGATGGTGGGCGCCGGACATTCACGTCTGCGGACTACCCGGAATTCATCATCACGGACCCCGCCGCCGTGGCATTTTTCAAATACTTCACCAATAACAACATAATCATATGACTACTAATAATCAATGCAATCATGCCGAGGCGATAGCCAAGGAAATGTACAACATGTACCAATCCGCCATATCCCACGCCCCGAAAGAAACGGGCTGGGAAGATGAACCGGCCTATGTCAGGCAAGCGTGGTATCACGTCGCAGACCAGGCCCTCACCATCATCGGCAAGCACGCCGTTGAGGACATCAAAGACTATCTCGGCATCAAGGCTTCCGGGGCTTCCACCTGGTGGAAAAAAGCTCTCCTGGCTTTGGCTTCCGCCGCTGTGGGGATGCTCGGCTTATCTCTCTTCCAGGGCTGCGGGCACTCCGTAGACGTGACGCCAGGACGCACCGAGGTCTGCAAGGACGGTTCCTGCCTCGTCATTGAGCAGGGGCATATCTCCTATTCCCAGGCCCAGCCCAAGACGGAAGTTGAGCCCGTGGTGCAGGTAATCCCCAGCAAAAAATAACCATGTGCAAACTCTCCGAAGTACCGGCGCGTTTCCTGGATTTTGCCAAGGCTTCACCCATGCTTGCCTGCGTCATGCTGTCGTTGGTCATTTGCGGCGGGGCGTGCTGGTACATCGGAGATGTCATGGGACATCACAACGACCGACTTTGCGATCTGATGACGATGCAGACGCAGGCCCAGGTAGAGACGGCAAAGGCTATTCAGCTTCTTGCCGTCAGAATAGAGAATATCGAGCGGAAGCTTGAAAAATAGTCAACTGTAAAGTTTTTCTTACAAGTTCATACATATTAATAACCAATCAATTAAAGGAGAATACCCAGGAAAATAGCCATTGATATAGGCCATGCCAACAACACCGGAGCCCGTGGAAACAGGCTTGAAGAACACGCCGTAGCAGCGACGATTACGGAACGCCTCGCGCCTATGCTCAGAAAGCTGGGCGCCCAGGTGGACGTAATTGACTTTCCGGCCCAGAGCAACACGGACGACCTGAACGCCACCATCAAGGCCGCCAACGAAGGCGGCTACGACTTCGGGATTTCCCTGCATTGTGACTCATCGGATAATGTGCAAGCTCACGGCGCCCATGTGTGCTTCTATCCCGGGAGCGTTAAGGGAAGCCGGCTTGCCATGTGCATCGCGGAACCTCTTGCCCGGCTGCTCCCAGGACGGGCCAACACCGTGCAGTCCCGTCCGGGGCTGGCCGTCCTGAAAAGGACGCGCTGCCCGTGGGTGCTGTGCGAATGCGGCTTTATCACCAATCCTGAAAATGCCGCCCTTATGAAGGACCATCCCGAAGCCATTGCGGAAGCCATTGCGGAAGGAGTGAAGGCCTATTCCAAGCTGTAGACGATCATGATCTACGAGGCCCCATACTCCGCATGGTACGTTTCCGGAGCCGGAAACACGCTCCAACTCCTCAACCTCTGGGATGCCACGCCGGAGCCTCCCCGGTTCGGCGGAGACATAGAAGTCTTTGAAACGTCCCTGGTGGACGGCACGAGGGCTTTTGCGGAAGGATTGGGGTCTGCCGTAGAACACCGCACCTTTGCCTTTTACCGCTGGTTTAAGGACTACGAAGAAATGGCCAGGTATCAGGAAAACCTGGCTGTCTGGATGGCAACCAACCAGAACGGCACTCTGTACATGCAGTTTGCCGACCAGCCTCAATGGAGATTCACGTCCGTCCTTGCCGGCTACCAATTTGAAACGGAGAACTTCATTCCTCCTCCGTCGCCGGAAGACGGTTATTTGTGTCTGCTGGTATCCATCAACATGACGCTCACGGACCGGGTTCCCGACAATTCAGCCTGGGTGTTCTCCGTGACTCCTTCCTCGGTTTCCGTCCCGGCTGCCGGCGGACAATATGCGTTCTCCGTCGTCTCCTACTTCAACCCGGGCGAAATCGGGCAGGGCTGGAAAGCCTTTGAGAACGACGGCATCTCCATCTCCAACATCATCAACGGCAACAATGGCTCCTTCCGGGTTACAGTGCCTCCCAACGAAACTACGGAAGAAAAAAGCATTTATCTGACAGTTTCCCAGGACGGAACCGGAATCGCTCCTCTCATTGAGATCACCCAGGCGGCATCCACGCCCCAGGAGAAAACGGTGGGCTCTCCCGTCTTCCTGGAAGGGGATCCTGCCAAGATTGCCGCCTTGGGAACGTTTAACTGGCGGCAATACCGGATGAAGTGGGGAGAACAGGTAGACGGTGATCCGCCGCCGGCAGCCTCCATCAAATCCGTCACCGTGGCCCGCGGGAGCGCCAACAACATCAGCACTGCCCTTTCGCTGTACGTCCTCAATGAGGATGGGTCCACCACAACGCTGCTGGCTACCAGCAACGCCGCGGTTAATGACGCCGCCAGCCAGCAGGCGACATTCACCTTTCCGACGCCGCCCAAAGTGGAAGCCGGGATGCAGCTCATCTTCCAGCCCGGCGCCGTCGTATACACCAAAATTGAGAATATCGCGGCCTCCGATTGGGGCGGCATTGCCTCTCCGCCTTATCCGGCCGCAATCACCACGCCTGCCGTGATGCCGGCCATGTCGCTGGACGTCGAATACATCGGATAACAACACCTTTTCAACATACCACCAATCATGACTGACCAATCCACTCAACCTGAAAACGGCATGGAACGGCTTTTCGGAGAATTTGCCGAAGCCTGCCTCAAGAACCCCTCCCTGGACCAGGCGACGCGAGCCTTGCGGGAAAGCGTCTTTGCCGCTGCCGGACAAGCCGGCGTCAACCCCTCCGAAGCCTTCGGCATCATCTTCCGGGATATGATGATGCTTGAATACTTCCAAAAACGCGTGGACGACGCCCGCGCCAGCCTCGCGGACGGGAAACTTCCTGCTTTCGCCATCGAAGAAGTCAACACTCAACGATAACCCCTTATCAATTCCACCATGGCTACCAAGAAAGAAATCGAAATCAAGCTCAAGTCCACGCTGGACGGAAAAGGCGTAGAAGAAGCAAAGCAGAAGATTGACTCCCTGAATAAATCCACAGACCAGCTCGACAAAGGCAGTCAAAAGGCGACCAAGAGCATCAAGAACATGGGGCAGAGCACCTTACAGGCGGCCTACTTCTTCGATGACCTGCAATACGGCATCAAGGGCATCCTGAACAATATTCCGGGCCTTGTAATAGGCTTCGGCGGCGGGGCGGGCCTAGCCGGCGCTCTCTCCCTCGCCACGCTTGCAGGCGCGAAGCTCTACGAGTGGCTTTCCTCGACGGAAGAGAAGTCAGTTGATTTGACTAAAAAACTTGAAGAAGAAAGAGAGGCTTTCAAAAAGTTAAAAGAAGAAGTTGGTGAAATTTCTCGGCAAAACAACAATGAACAAATATTACGGGCGGCAATAGATAGTGCAAAAAAAATAGCTGATTATCGTAAAGAAGAAGCTAACGCATTAAAATATTCTTTGGATTATCGTAAAGAGTTGATTGCTTTAGAATCTGGAATTAATGACGATGAAGCAGAGATCGCCCGCCTAAAAGTAGAGGAAGATTTTGCTAATGGGAAATTAGGTGAAGGCGCCGAGGCTGAGCGTCGAAGAGCTCGCTTGTTAGAAGGCATCGAATTAGATAGCCGCGCAAGAAGGAGAAATGAAAGAGAAGAATCAGCAAAATTAGATGTGTCCGACGCAGTCAATAAGAGAATTGATGCAGCTCGTACCGCAAGAGAAGCTCAAGAGTCACTCCAAAATGCAAAATCTAATTCTTACGATATCATGTCTCTTGAAGAAAGAAGGGCGTCAGAAGTTTCTTTAAGTGAAATGAGAAAATCTTTAATAAATGATTTATATGGAGCTTTAAAATCGTATAGAGATAAAGAAAGAGATTCCGGAGCCTTACGATATAGGAATGTAAGTGATAAATCTATTTATGATACAGCTAATGAGTTTGTAAATGGAGAAGAAATTTCAAATAAATTGGTGTATGCATTGCTCGATAAATACCGACCTAGCGACGCAGAATCTAGAAGAGCAAAAATATTTGATATTCAAGGAAACATAGAGAGAAGTGACATTTCTCTTCAGGATAAAGGTTTTAATTTGGGTGATATGACTTTTGGAGATGGAGGTTATTTGAATGCCTATAAATCTTATGCTGAAACCGTAGAAACTCTTGAAAAAGAATATGAAGAATCGGAAAAGTCTTTAATATCAGCAAAGAATGATGAAGAAATAGCAACGCGAAAGCTATCTGATGTAAAGAGAAAAAACGCCTCGGAAGCCGCTGTTGATATACAACGCGGTAGGACGTCTCAAGCTCAGGAGAGAAGGCAAATCCGTGAAGAAACAGAAAAAGAGGATACCGAGAATGAAATCGAAGGCAGAAAAAAAGAAATAGAAACCAAAAAAGATGCTCTGAAGAAGAATAAGGATAATTTTTCTGCTGAACTGGAGCGTTTAGTTGTTGCTGCAGGGGAGTCTGCCAGTGAGCAACAGAAAGCGATGGTTAGAGCCGCTTCGGAGGCTATTCGGAATCAGGTTAAAAACGCCTCGGCAGATGGAATAATTGACTCAGCAGAATATACACAAATAGGAGTTGCCTTTAGAGATGCTTTGAGGCAGCAAGGAATTCAAAACACCTCAATTCTGAATGGACTTACCACAAATATGAAACAAGCTCTTTCCCTTGTTAATCAACAAGCGGCAGAATTAAGAGTTCAGCAGGCACGAATCGATCAGTTAACTCGAGAGCTAAAACAAGCTCAAAATAATATTGGAGGATTACGGCGCAGAAAACATTGAAGAAAAATTATCATGATGTATGATGTTGCCATGAAATATTTCTACTTCTGCGGGAATGTTGTCAAAGGCCCCATATCATTCAGGCAACTACAAATTTTAATTAAAAATCATGTCATAGGACCTGAAACATTAATTTGCGCAGAAGGAACAAATAAATGGTTCAAGGCTGATGAATTACTAAGGGAAAGCAATAAAACAACTTATTCTACTAAGAAACTTCCAAATCGCAAAGAAAGTAATTCTTTTCTTTCCACAGTCCTTATATTTCTCGCAACCCTATCGATAGGAGGGGGCTTCATTATGGGGATTGTAAGTTTTGAAGCAGGGTTAATTGGTATTGGAATGGGTTATATTCTGGGAGGTGCCGTAGTGGCTGTACTTTGGTACACGCTGTATATTTTACTTGCCAAAAAATAAATAAAGCCGGGAAAAGAGATTGTCAAAGACAAGCAAAAAAAACAGTAGCCTGAAACACAGACAGAAGAATATTGTCAACAACCAACCAAATTCTCAAGCAGCAGGAACCATAACATTACCATAGATGACTTGCTGGCTCTCAAGCCATCAAGCCTCACGCACGATCAACAGAGCTTCTCCACGTCCACCATTACGGCAGTTTACCCCGTCAGGACGCTTGGGGAAACTTTGCCGTACAAGCAATTCGATACCGTCACCATCTCCCAAAACGGACAAGTCATCCTAGTGGGGCTGGTGTCCAATATTGAAAAAGTATACAGCGGCAGCCAGCGGTCCTGGAGGATTGTTTTTTCCGACCCCTGGTATTACCTCGCTAATTGCTATGCCTTGGAAAATGGATGGCAGCCGACGTTCGGGCTTTTCCCCCGTAAAGGCGTAGAGGGTATTATTCCCAAGGTCAACCTGAGCGGCGCTTTGTCCAGCGTGCTTGACATGGCAAAGCACCACCCAGCCAGCTATGAGCTGCGCATCAGAGACGACAAGCAGCTGATACCGTGGAATGCATCCTGCGACACTCTTCAAAGTCTGCTGCAGTCCATCCGGCGCTGGTCTCCGCGTATGGTCAGTTATTATGACTATACGGGAGAGAAACCGAAACTCATCATTACGGACTACGATTCTCTCGACCCTATTTCCCTGCCGCTGCAACCCTCCGCCACAGTCAAAAGCATAGACGTATCACTGTCACCGCGAGGCGACCTTGTTCCCCCCTGTGTTGCGATTGTGGCAGAATCTACCGGCAGTTCAGGCTATCGCGTCTCCTACCTTTCCAAGTACCCGTCGGACGGCGACCCTACGCTGCCGCATTCGATCGTCTATCGCGTCTCCTCTGACTTTTATTTCTCCAATTACAATGAGTCAGGCGGTTCCGCTTCCGAACCCCAGCCCGTAAAGACTTCCAGATCCGGCAGCTTGGCTTATCAGAAGATGATTGTCAAAGGGCGCCGCATTGACGCTGCGGACATGATCAACAGCTTTTGGGCACACCATTTCCCGTGGATGAAAGACATCCCGGCAGGGCAGCTTGTGACCTATTCCGACCGGGTCGTCACTCCCAAGGCATGGGAAGGCACGGAAGAGGAAAAACCCAAGGGGTACGACACCACGGCAACCGCATACGAACTTACAGACGGGCAGATTCACACAAAATCCCTGCGCCCTAAATGGTGCAATACCACCATCAAGCAGCGTCTAGCCATTCCGGAAAATGCCCCGGCCAAGTGGAGAGAAAAATTTAAGAACATCGGAGTAATTGGAGGAGGAGACACGCCTTGTTTCTGGCAGGAATTTTCCGTGGACCTGGTGACACTCGACCGCCCCAATGCTACCTATCCGATTGACGGCATTTATAACGGCGAACAGCCGTCAAACGATGAAGACGGACCCTCTACCGGACCCAATGACGGAATACCTTATGCCGACATAGCAAGAACGGTGTGGGAATCCATGCAGGAACTTCCCTATGACGGGTCTATCTCCTTTGCGGCTCGCGGGGGGGCTCAATACTGGCAATACATGGGGCGCCGTGTTTCCTTGCTTGGCGGCAATCCGGAATGGGAAACTATCAATACCATGGTGCAGACCGTAAGCCGTGACTTGCAGACCAACGTTATTGAACTTTCCTACGGCTCTCCGTCTCAACTTGGAATCGAAGATTTACTTGAGCTTAATGAAGTGAATGTTATTTCAGATGCCTCTTCCGCGTTGGAAAACATGCAGGGAGCGCCGGAACCAATTGACCTGACCTACGACCCCAAGCCGGAATCTCCGACCATTGGACAACAGATTACGACCGCCACCGGGTCTGAAGCTCCTGCGCCGGAATACGGCTTCCAGGTGCGCCTGACCAAGGACACAGAAGGAAACATCACCGATGCTCGCATCAAACCCGGCGCTCTCTACCTCAACGGCTCTCTCTTGGGATTCTACCCGACCGGAGACGGCGGCTCCGGCTCCTCCTGGGTGAAACTCCCGATGACCAGCGGGGAGGTCTGGATAAATGTCCACTTCGACCAGGACGCCAAGTTAACCAGCGCGGAAATGTCAGGCATACCGGGAACGGTGTACCCGATCATGCTCGCCCGGGAAAAACCCGGCGTCAACTTTGACTATGCTTTTCAGGTTGCCGACATCAACGAAGACCAGGTCACGCAATACGCCCTGGGCATGATCCAGATCCCGGTCTTCGGAGGCACCTTCTACCCCTACGGACCAGCTTAACCAGACAATACGATGATCAGAATCTATCTATTCACCTATGCCGGAGACGCGGATGAGGCGCAAGCCTGCGTCCGGTGCGCCTTGGCAGCCCTCCCTGAAGCCGTCATTACCGTGGCGGACGATGAGGCCGACCCCGTACCGGAACGCACCAGAAAGGCGCTTCTGGCAGCCGGAGCGCGGTATCGTCAAACCAGCTTCCCGCGCTACGGCAACCTGCGCGGTCCGGAATGCGTCCGGGGCATTATCTCCATGCTGGCCGGCGAAGCGGCGGACGATGACATCGTCGTCAAAATCGACTCGGATACGGCGCTGCTCAACGGAGCATGGATCAGGGACATGTCTGAAACGGGGGCTCACTGGTGCGCCTCGGGAGCAGATAGCCGGCAATTCTACGGTCTGTGTTATGCCATGACCGGACTGGCCGCCAAACGAGCCGCGGAAGTGCTGATGCAAGCAGATCTGCCGGACAACGCTCCGGAGGATCTTACCATCGGGCACACGGTCATTGAACTTTTTGGGGTCGGCAAGGGGAGAATTATCCCCCCCTGGACGCCCCAAAACAGGGCTGGCCGCTGGTCGGCATGGAACTGGTTCAGCATTTCGGTCGCCCCGGAAAAATATGTTGGGTTTGACGTTGTAACCGTGGGAAGCCCCCGTCCTCCCCATATTCCAAAAGCAAACCGGGCCCGCGTCATGGATGCCTTATTCCGCTGCCGTTTTCACCAGAAAGAAAATTGATCATCTTGTTGATATCAACAACATGACCCTGAGGGTAGGAAAGGAACTGTACAAAAAGCTGAACATTATATTCATAAGTATATTTATAATCAATAAATATAATCCCTCCCGCTCCGCCACTTTTTTATTACGCTAGAGCACGGAAAGCCTGATTTTACAAGGTTTCCGTGCTTTTTTATTACGCTACATTACCACAGAAAACGGAAAGGTTGCTGTACAAGTGGCTGTACAAGTTTTAAAAATTGTACAGTTCATATGGCAGGAATTATCAAAAGAAGCAATAAATGGGTGGCCGTCTTCAAGACGCTGGACGGCAAAGAGGTCAGGAAAACCACTCGTATCGACGTGGTTCCAAAGGTTATTCCTCCCGGGGCAAACAAAAGAGCGGTCATAGCGCAAAACGAGGCCAGGGCTCGCCTTATTGCCGAAGAGCTTGAGCATGGACACAAGACCGGCTTTGTTGACTCGCAGCGGCTCAAAGCTATCGCTGGCGGAGATGTTCAGGCGGCCAGCCTTGGCAGAAAGGCCGTGAGCGTTGGAGCGTATCTCCATGAATGGCTGCAATCACGATCCGGCAAGATTCAGGCACACGAAAGAGACGGGAAGGCCATCAAGCAGTTTATTTTGTTCCTGGGGAATGATGGAGGGCAAGCCATAGCCTCCATCAACAAAGACACCGTGAGACGGTTTGCGGAGACAGAAATGGAGCGCGTGTCATCCGGTACAGTATCAAGGTATCTCGAATCTCTTTCCTGCGCGTTCAATCAGGCTGTCGAAAAAGAATTGATCATCTCCAATCCTTTCAGGGGAGCCAGGCTGGACAAGAAAAAAAAGCAGGACGACAAACAGGAGCGCAACGCGTTCACCGTGGAAGAAGTCAAGAGGCTGGTAGAAATTTTACCGGGTGAATGGCCGGACATGATACGGGTATGCCTTTATACGGGCGGCCAGCGTTTGGGCGATATTGCCACCCTCAGATGGGAGCAGGTCAACCTTGACGGTGGACTGATTGCCATGACCTCACAAAAAACCAAGCGGCGCATGAACAAGCCCATCATCCGACCGCTGAAAGAGATTTTGGAAGAGAGGGAGAGATATTCCATCAATGAATTTGTGTTCCCTTTGGCCGCCATGAAACACGCACAAGGCGGCGGGAAGTCCAGCAAGCTCTCTCTTGAGTTTACCGGACTTCTGAAAAAACACGGCATCATTTCTGCCGGGGAAAGGAAAGGGAAGGGAGACAAGCGCGTGCTGTCTGAAAAAAGCTTTCACAGCCTGAGGGCGACCGCGGTGACGATTTTGCGGTTGGCAGGGGTGCCGGCGGACTTGTGCCGTTTTATTGTAGGGCATGACTCTGAAGAGATTGAACGGGTATATTTCCGGCCCGACTCGCAGGATGTCGTGCATGCAATAGAGGAAATATCCAGCAAGATTGTTTTGTAATCCTCTCGGGAGGAATTTGTCATCACGTGAACGGATAATCGATGACACAACGTCTTACCGGAGTCACAAGACATCAAATCTCATGAAAAAACAGGAGTTTCTACCCCCCCCCCCCATTATAACGCTTTAAATGCTAGCGTGTTAGGAGAAAAAATATCAGCAAGAAAGGGTTACGTCCATGTCAGGTAACGTGATGCTTGTGTTTTTCTTGCTGGCTGTGCTTTTCGGGGCTACTTGTTTCGGTCTCGGCATTGTGGAAGGTTGCCGGAGGACAATTAAAAAAATACTGAGGAATATTTCAAAGGGGGCTGGGACAGAAGAATAGGATATTCGTTTCTTATTTATAATTAAACAATTATACTTCATAAAGAATTGTTTTGTCATAAAAAAGATGAAAAAAGATGCATCTTTATTGACATGGGTTACTATAACCCGTATATTCGGGGTCATGCCGAACCAACATGACCCGGCTAAACGGACTTTAGCAGTATACCTTTCACGCGAGAAGTATTATAAGATTAAGAGGTTAGCAGCGAAACATCATATCAGCATGTCAGGGCTACTTGAAATTCTGATAGATCGAGCTGTATGCGACATAGAATTAGAACCAGAAGATTATGAAAAAATTGCCAAAGAAATTCGAGATGCAAAAAATAGAAAAAAAACCGATTACCGTAAGACTAAATGAATGGACGATAAAAAAATTGTCTAAAGTCTCACAAGAAAACCATCGTTCTTTGTCGGCTCAAATCAGTTTTTTTGTCGATCAAGGTTTAAGTAACCTCGATAATAGATTAAGTGTTGAAGATGAAATTTTCAGGAAATCCTCTGCTAATTTTTTTAAAGAAAAGGTTTAAGTAACCTTGAGTTGAAACCAGTAATCAACACCATCATGAATGACCTATCTCAGCAAGTCGGGATTCTTTTTGAGATACTCCCAGGCAACATCTGTGATGTTGACGTCAAACCCGGACACAATGCTTCCGTACAAGGAATGTCGAATAAGAACGCCGGCTTCTATCAGACCATTTACGACGCCGTCCCTATCATCAAATCTCTGTGTTCGAGTATCGAAGAAGATATATCCAAGCAGAATGTCTTTCTCTTTTTGAGTGAGAGCATGGAGACGCTTGATCACCTTTTTACGGGATTTTGCCTTGGAGCGAGAGGTTTTGATAGTGTTCCAAACCTTTTCCAGCAGGGCGCAGCCGGAAATAAGGAACACGAACCACGCAATATCGCGGTAATCATGGGTCGAATAGCTGATATGCAGGGCCTCAAGGAGGCTTTGAGGAGCGAAAAGATAAACTCCTGCTGCGGAAAAGATTATGCCTGCATAATTGCAAGCGAATTTAAGCAATTCTGCCAAGTATTGGGGAAAAATCATGGATACAGAGAATAGGCTTAAACGGAAGTAGAGGCAATAGCGTTTACATCAAAGACAAACAAGAAAAAACATATGAATACACCATACATCACCAGCGAGGAACTACGCAAGACCCTGAACATTAGCAAGGGTTCTCTAGTTCGACTTAATAAGGAAGGTTGTCCCCGTGTTTATTTTTCCGGCGGGCTGGGAGGAAAAGGAACACACCCGCGTTACAAACTTGACGAAGTAACGGCGTGGCTTGAGAAAAGATCTCAAGAATTTTTGAAGAAAGGAGGGCGAAAATGAGCATCGAATACGACACCGAAGACCGCTGCATCCGCGTGAATGATGTGGCTGTGAGTCACGCAGATGCCGAACGGCTGATGAACGAACACGAAACCGCAGCCGCGGCCCTCGAAAACGCCCTGGTGCGGTACGAACGGGACCATGCCACGACGGACAACCCTGACGGACACAACGACGACTTTTGACCAAAGCCATGAACGGGAACGAAAAAACGATAGCCAGCCTTGCGGATGCCTTGGAAGTGCTGTCCGGAGTGCTGAGGGAATTGGCGGACACTCCGGTTCCTTCCTCGGCTGAAGCGTCAAGCGTCGGAATGAATAATTTTGTTCCGGTAGATGAATTCGGAAGCGCAAAAGACTGCGCCGAACGGTTCCACTACTCCGTCAGTGGTATTACTCCTTATTTGTCGGAAGGGGTGAGGCTTGGGAAAATTACCAAGATGACGCCTATGAACAATCAACGGGGCAGGAAGGGCGAAGCGCGCTTCAACATGCGCGAAGTCAGAGATTTTCTTTCCAACCAATCAAAATAATGACCACACATCAACACATTATCGACCGGGGGCCCTACAAGGGCATGGTGGAAACACTCACCAACAACCCGCACCCCGCCAAAACGGCGCGCTGCTACATGTGCGCCGAACCGCTGAACGCCTCGTCTTCGTGGGTGTCCCTGGTAGGGGACCATCAGGACGGCGTCTTCTGCGCCCGCTATCTGTGTCGCCTGTGCGCCCGGGAGCGTCTCAACGGCATCCCTGACGAAGCGGAGCGCTGTTGGAACTACACCCAGGCCGCACAATCAAAAGACCTCCTCTCCAAAATCCTCGCTTACCTGATTTTGTGGTGTGGAGTAATTGCCGCTGGAGGAGGATTTTTATTCTTAATTTTCCTCCTGCTCAAAACACTTTTTAACTGAACCCAATAGAACAAAAACACCATGCAAAGAAACGAATGCAAGCCCGGAACAGAAGTCATCATCCGGG